ATCGTTACGAGTTGGCTACTGCTGATAATTTTAAGCGAGACTTTACCGATGAGGAAGAGCTATGGTACAAGAAACCTACTGGCAATCGCAAGCTAGGTATGACCTGTGGGTATTGCAAGTTCCGAGAAACATGTTGGCCTGGTTTACGCCATGAAAAAAACCCCCGCTCCAAATCGGCGACCGCGTTCAACTTCTACACGCACTTCGAGGATCTCGATAGCGTCAGCTAAGGATAAAGGCAGACGGCTCCAACAGTGGGTTAGGGACCAGCTAATGAAGGAGCTACCCGGCGTAGAAGAGGGCGACGTGACCTCTACTCCGATGGGTGTGAATGGGCCGGATGTAGGGCTGAGCCCCCTAGCTCGTCGCTTGTTTCCTTGGACTGTTGAGTGTAAGGCCAGAGCTAAGTTTGGTATTTATTCCGCTTTGGAGCAAGCCGAGAGTAGCTTATACGAAAGAACTAAACCCCTAGTTATACTGCGCGGGGATAGGAAACGACCTCTGGCACTCTTGTACGCAGATGATTTCTTGGAGGTATTTAAATGTGTGAAGACGAAGAAGACCTATACGGCGAAGAAGTAACTGATGTGTTCATCCCGGATAATTGTGTTGGATTCTTTATTCATGTTAATCCTGCTACTTTCGTACTAGAGGTACGGCAGGCAGTATTTGTGCAGGAGGACTCTTCAGGGAGCGATGAGAGTATCTACATTATGGAATTAGGTAGGCGGGTATCAAATAAACTAGGTGATGTAATTGCCTCAATCGTAGGAGAAATGGATGAGCAGGCTAAAGAATTTAGTTCTGCTGTTAAAGAGGGCAACATCACATACATCAAGTTTCCTAGTAGTAAGGAAGTACACTGATGACTGGAGAAAAAGTGCGTAGTGTTATTTTAAATGAAGCAAATGCGCTTGTTAGCGGCACTCGTGCTGACGATTACGGGGATGCGTTTATTAACTTTACCAATATTGCTCAAGGGTGGGAAGTTATCTTGGGCACTGAGGTTACCCCAGCCCAAGTAGCACTGATGATGGGTTGGGTGAAGACTGCCCGACTTATTAACTTCCCTGACCATCGAGACTCTTGGGTGGATCTAGCTGGTTACGCAGGTCTGGGCGGGGAAGTGTCTGCAATCTCTTCCGGCCATGTTCGTGCAAATGGTGATCATGATGACAAAGCTTTTGTGAAGTTTAATGAGGAGGGGTATGGTGAGATCTGATTTATATCAATTAGCCTTGGAGCAGATGGATAATGAGAACGCTGATATGGATGAGGTACGTGTACAAAACCTGTTGTATTCCAAAATTTACCATGCATTAGATTACACGCCTATCGGTCCACGCGAAAAGAGAGTGGAAATGACCTCAGCCATCTGTGACCTAATTAAAAACACAATGATTGAGGATCTAAGGGATGAAGAAGAAAGTTTATCAGATAAGATCCATTCAGAATATAGCCATAAAATTAGCGAGGTCGAGAAGCTAAATGTAAAATACAACGAGAACGTGGCGGTGGATGACGCAAAAGAGGAGATCGACCCCTCCTTTAATAAAGAGATTGATCCGTACAACAATACATATCTAAAAGATATTAAGTACGGTTACGAGGATAAGAATCTTATCGCAATGAAAGGCGTGCAAGGAAACGATAATCCAACTGACGGATATAGAGTATGGGTAAATATACCTGCCTATATGGGTCCAGCGCTTTGGTCTCTCGTAGGTGGGACAAGTGTACACAGCCTCAAGGAGGGAATCGAGAAGGCTTGTGAGTTGGTCACCAGCGTCTCCACTAAAGGTTCAGATCTCTCTAAGGCGCAAGACGGAAAGAAGAGTTAACAGCATAATGAAAGTACGTATTTCTATACAAGCTATTGTCGAGCAAGAGGCTTCCTGGATTCCCTCGGATGGGGATGACGGAATTCAGGAAGAGATCAAAGACATGGTCACAGATGCAATTGAGCAGTGCTTATTTGGATTGGAAATAACTAACATAAAGGTATCTATACATGGTAGAACAAATGACTAAATTCAAATCTTCTCGTAACCCTATGTTTCGGTCCAAATTTTCAGAAGACATTTTCAATCTCAAATACAGTCATGATCTGTGCGAGAGTTATGGACAGTTGGCTAAGACGCTGGTACATGATGTGTGTGGTAGCTTCCGGTCTGATAAAAATATGCCGGAGGTTCGAGAAGCTGCGTTGATGTCTCCGACTGAATTGGACCAACTAGTTGAGTACGTTGCAGATTTGAAGTTTGTTCCCGGTGGTAGGTACCTGTATTACGCGGGTCGCAAGAAGCGGTTTTACAATAATTGTTTCTTGCTGAAATCTGCTGAGGATACTCGTGAAGATTGGGCGGATCTCTCGTGGAAGAATGAGTCCTGCCTCATGGTTGGGGGAGGGATCGGGAATGACTACAGCGTGTACCGGCCTAAGAACACTCCTCTAGGCTCGACAGGAGGTGTGGCTAGTGGTCCCTTGCCAAAGATGCAGATGACCAATGAGCAAGGCCGGCAGGTGATGCAAGGTGGATCACGTCGTAGCGCTATGTACGCCTCTTTAGATCATCAGCATGGTGACATTTGGGACTTCCTACATGCTAAAGATTGGGACACCATGCCAGTTGGTTCTACTGGCCTGACGCTCAAAGAAATTAAGGAACAGGATTTTAATTTCCCTGCCCCTCTTGATATGACGAACATCAGTGTTAACTATAATACTGAATGGCTTACGAAGTTTTGGGAATCAGGTGATGTTGGTAGCGTGTTCCTAGAGAATGTTAAACAGGCGATGAAATCTGCTGAACCTGGATTTAGTTTTAATTTCTTTGATAAGGAAAACGAAACAGCACGGAACGCCTGTACTGAAGTTACCTCAGAGGACGATAGTGATGTATGTAATCTAGGTAGTATTAACTTTGGACGGATTAATTCTCTAAAAGAGTTGATGCATGTGGTAGAGTTGGCTACTAAGTTTTTAATCTGTGGTACATTGCGTGCCGACCTACCATATGCTAAGGTGTACGAAGTGCGTAAGAAGAACCGCCGGTTGGGTCTAGGCTTAATGGGTATGCATGAATGGCTGATTAAGAAGGGTTACCCCTACGAGGTTGGTCCGGAACTTCACCGCTGGCTGGAAGTATATAAGAGGGTGTCCAGTAAGACTGCTAATGAATTCTCTGATAGCCTAAGTATCTCTCGTCCTATTGCCGTGCGTGCTATTGCTCCTACCGGCAGCATTGGTATCCTAGCCGGTACATCAACCGGGATTGAACCAATCTTTGCGGTGGCATACAAGCGACGGTACTTGACAAACGGTACGAAATGGCGCTATCAGTACGTAGTAGATAGTGCAGCACAGGAACTCATAGACTTGTATGGAGTAAAACCGGAGAATATCGAATCAGCACTCGATCTAGCTCCGGACTATGAGAGGCGAATTAAGTTCCAAGCCGATGTCCAAGACTATGTTGACATGTCTATCAGTTCCACAATCAATCTGCCGCAATGGGGTAGCAAGTTAAATAATCCGGATACTGTACCAGACTTTGCGAATACGCTAGCTAAGTACGCACACCGACTCCGGGGAATGACTGTATACCCTGATGGAGCTAGAGGTGGTCAGCCTCTTTCTCCGGTAGAATACAAGGATGCTGCTGACCGACTCGGAGAAGAGTTTGAGGAACATGTTGAAACACATGATATCTGTGACATTACTTCAGGAGGAATGTGTGGAGCGTGATACAAAGCCTAGCCGGGTAGCCAAGATGGGAAAACCACTCAGCGCTTTTGAAGACGGTATGCGGGGATTTACCAACAATCGGGCAAACCCTTTTAAGTCCCAAACCTCCCATCCTGCTAAAGAATGGGAGAGGGGGTATAACAAGGCATACTTTTCCAATCTAACTAAGGTAAAAGAGAAGGAACGAATTCGTACAACTGAAGCGGAGTACTGCTGAATTTATCGGGAAGGAAAGGTAATCTGGTGTTAGGTATAAAGGAACAGATAACTGGTTATCTCGGCGAGTTAGCAGTTGAGCGCTTCTTCCTGTGGCAAGGAATTAACTGCCGTCGAGTCAACTTCTCCAAATTTGACGCCTTAGTAGATGAGGAAGGTTGCGTATACAGATTACAAATTAAGACCTCCAGAAAGTTTAACTGGAGGATTACTGGAGGACGGAACCGCCAGAAACCTTATTCCTTTGACGACATCGATGGGGTAGTCCTTGTACATATAGACGCGGAAGGTAAAGATGAATTTATCTTTTTGTCAAAGGAAGATGTAGCACATTTCCCTGCGAATAAGAATGATCAGTTTTATGGTCAAGTGGGTTGGAATAATTTAAAAGCATACTTACACTGTTGCAAGGATAATAAAAATGCAAGTTGATCATAAGCAGCACACCGGCAATGATCTCACAGTAGTGAACGCTGCACGAGTTAGTTTTAATAAAGAATCATCTTACGTGGGGCAAGGACCAAATCGAGATCTCAAGCTGGAAGACCAGAAGTTAATTAGGTTTCTAGCCAGAGAGGGTCATTTCACCCCGTTCACGCATTGTCATATCACCTTGTACGAGAAGGTTCCCCTCTTCGTAGCGAGGCAACGGTTTAAACACACTATAGGGTTTTCATACAACGAAGCCAGTAGGCGTTATGTGGATAATGCCCCGGAGTATTACACCCCGGATGAGTGGCGGGGCCAGGCGAGTAATAAAAAACAGGGGTCTTCTGATGTAGTAATCGACATCAACCCAGTTACCCAGAACGGCAGAGCTATGGTGGATGACTACCAGCGAGTACTTAATAGGTGTGACATTGCATACAAGTCTCTGTTGGCTAAAGGGGTATGTCCAGAGCAGGCCCGTATGGTGCTGCCGCAATCAATGTACACAGAGTATTACGTAACTGGATCGTTGATGGCTTTTGCACGAGCGTACAATCTCAGATCTGATGAAAATGCTCAGGTTGAAATTCAACAGTTAGCAGGTATGTGGAATAGTATTCTAAGCGACCTGTATCCACACTCTTGGGCTGCGCTAGTAGAGTCATGAGTTATATAGTAGTGTAAAGGAAGGGATTTTAAAATTAGTTTAAGTCCCTCTCTTTAATCCTATCGATTTCTGCTTTGTTAACATTAATATTCTTTTCATTATTTATAGAAGTTATATCGAAGATTACTTTTTCTAATTTTAGATATGATATTCTTTCATTAGGAACATATCGCCAAACATAATCACCGTCAAATTCACCAGAACTTTTAGTTACACCAAATACAGTTTCAGTCATTCCTATCTTAACAATTAATGCACGTTCACCATCCAAAATAACTTTATCACCTTCCCTGAATTGCGGATTGAATTTAAACTTTATTCCTTTAGAGA